ACGTAATAATACACGACATAAAGTTGAAGGAAGGTTAGCAGCGGCGAGGAAACTCCAGCAGTCAGAGCTCCTGGCGCAGATATGCCGGCCCCAAAAGAAGCTGGCGCAATCGTCCAATTGTTGTCGGCAAACCGCGTCAATTCCATCGGCGCGTATTCGGTCAACGTCACTTGATTCCAGCAGCACAGCGACATAACATCTGCTGATTGCGTGTATTTTAGGTACGGTAGATCAACAGCCGCATATGGCGTCGTGAGTGTGTAAATTCGCGCTGCCGTGCCGCCAGATGTGAATGCGGGATATGATGTCGTGTCAATCGCATTCCCAAAAACATCGAATATGGCAAACGAAGTCGATGTCGCGCTGCCGACCACAACCGTTCTGCCATTTAGCTCGGTCATGCCGCCGATGCCCGAAAGATAAACCCAGTCCCCATTATTATATGACGCCGCAGCGCCTGAAGTCAGGTTGAACTCTGCCCCCACGCCGCTGCCGCTGGTGGATCCTTGAGACGCTGGATTTGTCGGATAGACAGAATACGTCCCGGCTTGAATGACTGAAACCGTAAGCGGCGCAAAAACGCTATATCCAAAAATAGCGCCAGTGCCAGAGCCAGACGTTGACGCCTGGGTCAGCACGCCGCCTGAGGGATTGGCTGTGAATGAGCCGGCCGTGGTTACGGTCACGGTTCCGATACCCATAACGAGGCCCAACGTAGCGCCTGTCAGGCCGCCGCCGGTAACTGGCGCCGATGCAGGACTGGTTGGGTTTACGGTATATGATCCTGCCACCGTCAGAGAATTAACCGCCGTGATACCGCTGCTATTCGAGGCCGTGAAGGTTACGCCATAGCCGCTTCCGCTGGTTGCAGCCTGAGCCACAGGATTTGACGGAAATACAGAATATTGGCCATTCGATGTGAACGTTACCGCTGATACGCCGAACAACCCCAGGAAGGTTGCGCCTGTGCCGCTTCCAGATGTGGCGGCTTGCGTGAATGTATTGGCCGATGGATTGGCAGTGAATGGCGACGACGACGATATGGTGACAGTTCCGATTCCCATCGTCAGGGCCAGCGCCGCGCCGCTCAGGCTTCCGCCCGTAACAGGCTCGTTGCTAGGCATGGTGGGATTGACCGTATATGATCCAGCAACAGTCAGAGAGTTGACGCTAGATATCGAGCCGCCCGCACTGATGGTCACGCTGGCTTGAAATTTTGTGCCAGTTCCGGTTGTCCCTGTTACGGTCGCCGTTCCAGGAGTGCCGCCGGTTCCTGCCGATGCGATGGTTGGAAGCGCTGATACCGTAGTCGTCGCAACTGCGGCTATGGGAGCGGCTGTAGTGGCGCCTCCGCCAAGGGTTACTGTGTTGCCGGGAGCATAGCCAGAGCCGCTGATTACTGGCGTAAGGCTCAACAGGGCGGCGCTGATGACCTGCACAACAGCAGGAGAGCCGCCAGCGGAAAGCGTGCCGCCAGCGAACGTTATGCTATCCCCTGGCGCATATGAACTCGTCACTGCGCCGTTATTCTCTGTGGCCGAGAGAGACGAACTGATTGTCACTATGGCCTGGAATTTTGTTCCTGTACCCGTTGTGCCAGTAACCGTCGCCGTGCCTGGCGTACCGCCTGTGCCCGCATTGACTATTGTAGGCAAGCTGGTCACGCTCGTCGTGCTGACCGTGACAATCGGCTGGATAGAATACGTACCGCCAGACGTGTGAATGGTATCGCCTGGAGCATATCCAGTGCCCGCAGAACTAGGCGTCGTACTAAGCAATTCTGTCGTGAGCACCTGAAGCGTGGCGGGGGTTGTGAACGTACCGCCTGCAATGGTTACGATGTCGCCTGTAGCATAAGACGAGACGACATTGGTGTTGACAGGCGTTGCCCCGGTCGTGCCCGTGGCGGTGACAGAAAGAACCGCCGGGCTGGAGTTTGTTATGCCCGTAATTGCGAGCGGGGCCTCAGTGATGAACGCGCCATCCGAGATAACGCGCATGTACTCATCGCCAAACTCCAGCACCAATCCTTGATCTGTGGAGAACTGGAAAGGAATGAGACGCGGCGGCAGTCCGTCACCATTTCCCGTCTGCTTGGAATATCCGACGAAAGCCGTACCAGCGCGAGAGTTGGCGCCACCACGGTAGTTGACATACATATTTCTCATTGTCGAAGCGGACGATGAGAATTTTGTTAAATCCGTTCTACCCCAAAGCTCAGGCGACAGCTCCCCGGAGACAAATGAATTTTTGATATATGGGACTGCCACTAAAAATTGCTCCCATCCGCGAAACCGCACGAATCCCAGCCGCCGCCCCAACCGCCACCGAGACCTTCATTCCCCCAGCCGTATCCTCCCCAAGCGCCACTCGACCCGCCGATACGCCTGGTGCGCATCCAGTCTACTGGTATATCACTCGAAGTGGCGGCTTCGTTGCCATCAACAAGCCGGGCCTGTTCAATCTTTGACTTGGTAATCTGGATCTGTTGATCGCGGATGGCGAGACCGAATTTCTTATCCTTAGTCAATGGCAATGCCACCTCGCTTGCCAGATATGCCACAAGAGCCGCGCGGAATAGCGAATCCCATGTCGATGGATATAGCATCAGAGCGGTGTAAACGCATCTGGCAAACTTAACGTTGGTCAGAATGACAGTGCTGCCGGCCGGGCTCTCGCCTTGGGTTAAGCCATAAAGTTGTCCCGGCGCTGACGCATAATTCGGGTCCGTGGCGATGACGAACGGCGCCGGACGCTGACGACGCCCCACGAAAGGCGGCTGCCCAAGCCCGGTTTCGATGGGGAGGCCGGAGTTAACTGGCTGGATATTTCCCGGCGGAACATTGGTTGTGACTTGAAAATCCCAGGGTATAAATCGGACTTTCATGCAGTCGTCAGGATAACGGTACTCATAAAGGTAGCCTGACGGGACTTGGTTCCCGACAATCGGAGCGCCTACATTAGTAACCTGATTACCATTCGTTGGCGTGATGAGTGTCGCGTCGGCCAGGAGTTCTAGCCTTGCCTCCTTGCGGGCGAATGCCCAATTTGCCGAACGCAAGAGTTGGCGAAGGCAATTCCCGTAAGCCCTCAGAATCACCTGTGCCTCGCGCGACCCCTCGCTGATGTCGCCGAGAACGTAGTCCGATCCTATGGCATCTAAGACCTGGCTAGCTATTGCTGACGGTAAATTGCTCATCCTCTTGTTTGCTCCGCAACAATGGCCGCCGCCATCTCATCCTGGCCTGCGGCCTGGGCTGTTTGCAGGTTCATCAGCGCGGGTGCCAGACGGCGACCAAGAGCAGCAGCAAGCGCCTCTGTAAAATCTGGTTCCCAATCCAGAGGGTTTGTCGCTTGCCCGGTGTATACGATGATGCCGGGGTACACATTGCACAAGATCACCTTTTCCAGCTCTGACAGAGACACGTCATTGTCGATCGAAAACTGATAGGGCTGCGGGTCGAAGTCTGGAATGAAAATCGGCGTATTTTTAACCGCGCGGATTTTAAGCGCATCGGTGGGATAAGACACCTCATACAGCCACGGTATAGGCGGATAGGCGCTTGACCATACGATGGGCGGGACATAGCCCATGGGAGGCGCCTGCTTTATGATGGTCATAGCCACATTGCGCTCGGCAAAGGACCAGTCAAAGCTTCGCAGCAGTTCATCGCGCGTCTGGGAGTAGATCGTCAGCGCAAGTTTGGCCGCGAGACTGCCTTCCCAGACGCTGCCTATTCTTTGCTTGTATCCGATCCTAACCAGGGCAATGTTTATAATATCTTCCGGCGAGCTGACAGATGAAGGCATTAAACGTCACCCCTTTGCTCGCCCAATTGTTCAAACTGGCTTGCGCTTTGCAGCAGCGCCGCCGATGTGTCGGACTTGCCCGCAATCGCCATGGCCAGTTTGGACGCCAGGAGGCGCACCACAGCCTCGGTAAACAGCGGGTCCCACGTGCTTTCCTGCGGACCGTTATTGTATATCAGATTTCCGGTTGCGAGGTTGGCAAAGATCACCTTGACCTGAGTGCCAGAGACAACATCGTTTCCGATGGACCAGTTAACGGGCAACGGATCATTCGGATCACTTACAGACGTTGGCGCAATCTGTAAAACCTCAAGGCAATTCGCGGGATACGTAAATTCATACGCCCACGGGAACGGAGCGGCATTGCCGGTCAGAACCAAGGCTTGCGTGTTGCGCGCCAAATCCCAGCCGAATTGCCGCAGGACCGCAGCGACGGTTGGCGCATAAACCTGGGCTAGCGCCACACCAGCCGGAGAAGCGTCAAAACTCGGCGCGCCCGCGCTTACCAGCGGCTGGTTATCTCCCAAGAGCTGTATGGCTTGGTTAGCTACATTTTGGGATGTCTGATTAGCCATTTATTTGCCTGCGACCGTCCATGAACTGCCGTCGCAGTATGCCAGCACATGATTGCTCCCGCTACCGGTAATCGTCGCGCCCCATGTGTTCGTCGTGCTATCAGAAACCGGTCTCAACTCGCCCTCGATGCCAGACACGCACGTTGCCAGGGTAGAGAATGTGCCTACCGCCGGCGAGCCTACGGTCAAAGCCGTTCCGGCAAGTGTCATCGACACATTCCCGGAAGCGAGCAGGGAATTAACCGACTGGCCGCTAAACGTCACGCTAGACCCGGTGAATGGAAGCGTATACGTGTTGCCATTGATGATGAACTGGAACGGCAGAGAAGCAGCGCCACCGCCAGCACCATAGGCAATCAGCGCCCCGCCCTGGGCGTTCGGGCCGAAGCATAGGTAATGATATCCAGTTGAGTTCGTGATCGGCGCGTCATAGTCGCAGTTATTCGTGCCATAAGGGCCAGTCCCCGCATTAGCAAACGGCGGAGTACCAGCTCCGCGTTCGGTCATGCCGAGTTCACTCAACCCGATGCCAGGACCGCCACCAGAAGCCGGGCCGCTATCCATGACGATCGGCTGCTGCGAGTACGGATTTACGTACATCGGCACATGACCGGCGGAGATTGCGCCAGCTTGGAGTAGCGTCGATTGTGCGTGCGCTGCGGTGCCTGTGACCGCCAGCGCAAGAAATAGGAAAAAAGCGCGTAGAGCGGTCATATTTGGCTTCCTAATCAGTCGTATTCTTGATTCTCTTCGTCCTCAGATTCAAGGCACATATCCTCAATCTGAAACTCCACGCGGCATCTTGGACCGCCGTCGCTATAACTCGTCGCGGCATCATCTGATATGCTCACGCTGGTAATCCGTGCCAGGGCATGGATATGGACGATACCACCAACGAACGCCTCAGACGGGTCAATGTTCAGCTTCTTGAACTCGTCCTGTGTTAGGCAAATCTTGAGACCGTACGGATAGTCAGGCGTTGGGCATGGCATAGGAGACGTGAAGTCTTCCTTTTCCTCGTCGTCCATCTCCATGCTGACCATGGGGTAAATCTTCATGCCTATTACTCCCCAGCGGGCGCGGCAGGCATGGCAGGCGCGGCCGGCGCGGCGGGCTCTGCACCCTGGCCCGGTGCGCCAGCCATCATCTCGGCGTCCTGCGCGTCATTCAGAGCCTTGTGATCAGCCTCATGCCGAGCCGCCATCTTGCGATGTTCTTCACGATGATTGCCATGAAGGTCACGCCGCTCGGTCTCATGGCGCTTGTTCAGTTCAGCACGCCCCTTGGCAAGACGATCCAGGAGTTCAGCACGATCCGGCTTGCCGTCCTTTTTCTCAGTCTTGGGTTCGGCTTTTTTCTCGGCTTTCATGTCCGGCTTCTTCTCTTCGCCGTCCTTACCCTTGTACTGCAAACGCGCCATGTTCTTAGCCTTTCGATTTGTATTGGAGGCGCTTCTTGGTGCCATCCTTGTGGTGCATTCCCATCAGGGTCTGAGCGAGCCGTGCCTGCTTACCTAGCACGCCAGGAGCGCCAGTCTTCTCAGCGGCATATTCACGTGTGGTTTCACCGGCAGCCTTCGCCTTGGCAGCGAACTTGCCCTCATGCTCCTTGGGGATAGCCCCTTGAATCCACTTCTTCTTTGCCACCGGCTTGCTCCTACTTGCCATATCTAGCAGTGTCTGGCTGCTCACTTTTTAGGCATGCGCGGATAACTCATCTTCTTCCGCTGTTGTTTATGTTCAGGAAGCTTGCCGGGCTTATCTTCCGCGACAAACTCTTTCGCCACATTCTGGGAGACGCCACCATCGCCTCCCTTTTTAGACGCGGCGCTGTACATAAGGCCGCGCTGCGCCTGCGAGACCGGCGGCAACTATTTGGTCCGATACCAAGACGCGGTGGAAGCCACATACTGCCAGCACTGCGATACGCCGATGGCGAGCGGCGAGGTATTCGCCGTGACGAGGGTCTGCCCGGTATTGGCCGAAACAGTCAGGGTCGTGACCGTCTGCGAGGTGTTGATGCACTCGGTCTGGCCATCGGACGGCGCCGGCGCCAGCGTAACGCCGAGGGTCGAGATCGTGCCAGCCGGGGTCAACTGGAAATAGTCCTGGTTGTTGGCGAACGTCAGGGCGGCGCCGGTAAGCGGAGACGCCAGCGTGTAGCTCGGCGCACCGGCAATCTGGCCCAGGGTGACGTATTTGTTGCCCACCGCCGGATTGCCCATCGGCAGATCCTGCACGAGGTCACTCGGCGTGGTGTACGGCAGAGCGGGCGGGATGTAGGACTGACCGGCCGCAACCGAGGTCTGCGCCATGGCGAGGCCGGGAATGGCGAGCAGTGCAATCGAGGCGAGAAGAGAAAGCTTTTTCATGGTCATGGTTCCTTAAACGACAGAGCCGCCGCCGATATCGGTCAGCGTAGCAGTGGGAGAAGCGCCAATGGTATTGATCGTCACAATGAAATCGCGCCAAGTCGCAGTCGCGATCGTGTCGGCTGTGCCGTTCAGGGTCCAACCAGTGTTGGTCGTTACCGTCAGCGTCTGTGTAGACCCGACATTGATAATGCGAAGATTATAGGTAAAGCCCGCATAGACATTCGAACCAATCGCCGCGATCATCGCTGCGACAGTTGGGAGCTGGATATTCGCGGGGGCTGAGAATGTCCCTGTCATAGCCAAGACAGTCTCGGCTGAACCGCCCGTGATATTCGCGGCGGTTAGCGTGGTCCCCGCCGTCGCGGCATTCGTGTTATAGACGTTACGGACGCCAAGAGCACCATTCTGCGCCATCCATTCCGCAAGGATAGTTAGTGATGCCGCAACCCACGCACCAGAGCCGGTATCGACGTTGATCTGGTTCGCCCCGGAAAGTTGCGTCGAAGACCTGACGGGGATTTGACCTTGCTGATAGACCACGAGCTAAACTCCTATGCCAGAAGCGGGATAGCGAGCGACTGCGCCGCGCCGCCAGTTGTGGAAATTCGATAATTGATTTCGCCAGACGTGTAGGCTGTGCAATTAAACCGATAGAGAACCTCACGCTCAGGCTCGCCGAATGACGTGCTGATCGGCGTTCCGGCGGAATAGATTGCCATCTGCCCGCTTCCGCCGACGTTGCAAACAATCCATGTCGATCCGCCATCAAAGGACCGTTCGAGTTGAACGCTGCCAACGTATGTGACGTTAGATCCGGTGAACACAGCCGCGCTATCCGTGCCAGATGCCAAGATGCCATTGGCAGTCGGCGTGAACACGAACGGGACCGGCAGATTGTTGTTATTGATGGCAGTCGGCGCATTAGAAATCTGAACTATGCCAAGCTGCTTAAAGCCGCGCACGGGGAATGTGCCATCTCCAATGTACGGCTGGATGATCTTCGTAACGGTCGTATTGGCCGAGATATTCGGACCAGTCACGGTGGCGCCCAATAGGCCATTGGTCTGGTACAAGCCATTGATAACGCCAGGAGCGCCAGGATAGAAACCCTGCGTCGATCCCATGAGTGTTATCGGAGCCAATGCCAGAGTAGCCGTCGTGCCACTCAGAGCGCCCAGCGTAGTACCAAGCGGAACCAGAGTGCTGTTAATTGCATCTCCCGCCGCGATGCCCGTACCCGTTGCCACCGTCGCCGACAGAGAGCCTGCGGTTGTGGTCAGAGTATCGACTAGCGAGGCGTAGATCGAGAAGTTCATGGGGCCGATGAACGCAAACGGCGCGCTCGGCCCCACACCACTGAACGTCCCCGAAAGGACAGCATTCGCCACATCTCCCTTAGCCGGGAGACCTGATGCCGAAACTCCTAAGGGAGACGGGATACCCATGGATTACCTCGTTCCGAGCTGCGTCTGTTTCGCCGGCGCCATGACGGTGCCGAGGATAGCCACTTCAGAGGCATTCGGATCAATCGGCGCGCGAAGCTTGAGCATGCTCGATGAGTTTCCGCGATCAAGATCGGCTGGGATCGAGCTTTCCATGGAGCCGACAGTCTGGCGAACGGGACCGCGACCTTTGACCACGAGGCCATTCTTCGCAGTCACCCAATAGCCCTGGTTATTGTCAGCCCATTTGCCGCCGATCTGCGAGTTGTCGCCGACAGATTCGCGGTAAGCATCATGGATTTCAGCGGCCACGCCATTCAGCGGAACCATGCCATCATTCGGCGCACCCATCCAGAAGATTTCAGTCGGCTGAGCCCGCTTGTTGGAATCGACATAGAACGGCTGGATCAACTGGTTATCCAGGTACATCTGCACCCGGATGCGGTACTCAGGAACGAGCCCGAGTTCCTGTGCCGCGTCGATATCGTCGGCGAGACCTTCGGCCTTCATGCGTTCATGAACCGCCTTGAGCAATTCCACCATCCGAACGTGAGCCTTGGCACGCTGCGCCAGAATTTCCGGCGCAACGCGCTTGCGGTTTGTGCCCTGGTCAGAAATATCAGCAATCGCCAGTGCGAGCCGCTCCACCAGATTGTCATCGCCACTGGACGCTGACTTTGAGGCGAGCAGTTCGGCCGCGAATTGCTTGACCTGAGCCGAGACGATATCGCTCAGCTCGGCTTTAGTCAGCGTGATGGTGTCGTGATTCTGGTCGGTCACGTGGTAACTGCTCCTTGGTGGGCGGCCGGGGGGACGAGACATTTATTAGGCAACCACGAAGTTCGATGGCGAATAACGGTTCGCCTGATCATCGCGCTTCGGAGTAATGAACGCCGCCGCAATCGTGCCGGCAGTGAACTGCGTGCCGGTCGGGGTGGTGAACAGCAGGCGGAAGTAACGCGGGCGCTCATTCGCCGGGAAGGCAGCCGGGAAATCCATGCGAAGCACCTGGCCAGCAGTAAGCTGAGCGGCGGTGATGGCGCCAGTTTCCTGGAACACCTGCCACGTACCCGGCGCGTAGTTACCAGCAACGCCAGTATCGGGCGCACCCTGGAATTGCACATTCAGCGTGGCGGCATCGATAGTGGTGGCCGCCGTGCCGATCGTGATCTGGATCAGCGGACGATTGTCGCCGATGCCCATATCAGCGCCGAACACAGACACGTTGCCGATGATATTCTGCGGCGCGGTGTTCTGGCCAGAGCCGAGGATGTCGATGACGTTAGAGGGGAACGTCGCACCGGTAGCACCAACGATGGAGAGGTTGGTGCCCGGCGGCACGAAATTGAGGGCTGCGTCGAGAAACATGGCGGTTGACCTTTCAGAGATGGACTACTATAAAAGTTTCAGACACCCCAAAGGACTTACATGAAGCCCGTCCCTGAGAGAGAAACCGCCAAGCTTGCTGGCGAGCGATTTTATTCTACCGGAAAGCCTTGCAAGAATGGTCATCTTTCCAAACGATACACTGGAACTGGTATTTGCGCTACATGCGCGACCATTAATTCCAAAAAATGTCAGGCAAAAGCTCCTGATCATCCAAATCGCGCTGCCGCCCGAGCCAATGGGCTGACGCACTGGTCTGCTGGACGAGACTGCAAGCATGGGCATGGCGACAAGCGCCTTGTGTCCAGCGGTCAATGTCTTGGCTGCGCCTTGGTATTTTCCAAACTCTGGCGCGAAGCCAACCCTGGAGCAGAAGCTGATGCCACGAGAAAGCGCCGCGCTAAGAATCCTAGCGGCCATCGCGCGGCAAGTTTGAAGTGGGCGAAGGAACAAGGATACGCCTTTCGATGCGATTAAGTTATCGCGCTTTCGACATTAAGTAGTTGATCACTGATCTTCACCGGGATACCGCGATAGCCCATGACCGGCTTGCCAGCGTAGTCATCCAGCTGGAGCAGCACGTTACGGTCACGCATGGCCTGCACATCCATCCAGTGACGGATGGTACGGTTGCAGTACCAAACCGGACGCACGGTCGGCTCCGTTTTGGCATCGGTCTTGGTGATGCCAGACGTGGTGCCCGTCAGTTTGGGGAACAGCAGCAGCGCCTGCGCCATGGTGGCGAACAGATCCAGTGCATTCGGGCCAGCGAGCCCGGCATTGGTCGTGTCGATGTTGGCAATGCGGCAAGCATAGCGCCAGTCCATCGGGCAGATGCCAGCCTGCTGGCGGAACCAGGAGGTATAAGCCTCGAAGCGGTTGCCGACGGCATCGTAACCGGGGACGATATCGCCTTTGTCTTCCATGGTCAGGCCCGCAGCGGAACCGGCCGGGAAGGTGGCGAAGATCGTATTCGGCGACCAACCGACGAGCCAGAGCGAGGCATTGGACGAACCAGTGCCGCCGCCATTGATAATGTTCGCGCCATTCTGCGCCAGCGCGATGCTGTTATAGAACGGAGATAGGCCCATGAACTGCGCCGGATTAACGGTCGTATTGCCGTACCACAGCGTCTGTTCGATGGTCTGGCTCATGCCTTCCAGGAACGCGACATCCTCGCTCTCGCGGAATTTCTCCTTGTCGCCGGAATGCTCGGCAAGCGCGCGGTCCACCTGGGAGTAATCTTCCAGCATACCCATGGACACGCGCCCTTTGGCGGTGGTGGATTTGCTGTAGGGAACGCCCTGGTTATACTGGCGCCACTGGCCGGCAGGGATCGAGGTACGGAACACGAATTCGTGCCCAGTACGCTCGTTCGCTTCGATCCACGGCAGATCGTCGTGGAGTTCATTGCACTGCGAAAGCATTTCCGCAATAACGGGAATGTTGCCGTCCCCAGTCTGGCGGGAAGCAACATCGAGAAGGGTTGGCCAGGCGCCGATAGCTATGACACGTACTCCTTATACTGGGTCAAGTTTAAGTTACTGCCCATCGCGGGCCTCGCGGTTGGATTTGTAGATATCGCGCAAGTTTTTCGGCTTACCAGACATTTCCGGCGGCGGCTTAATGCCAGTCGGCCCCATCCCAGGTTCGTCGATGAAGCGCGCCGCGCGATGCAGCATCTTCAAAAGAATAGGATGGTCGCCCATCCCGGTTACGGCCAGAGCATTGTTAAACGCGGCCATATCGCTGTTATACTGCTCAGTCCCAGGCCGCGCGGACGACACCAGCACGTCGCGAACGCGAGCGATCGCGCCCATAGCAGTCTGATGTCCCGCGCCGCCGATCTCAGGATCAGCCATAACTTCCTTGCGCCAGCCCTGGCGCACTTCACCGAAAACGCGGTGCTGTTCGCGCGCCATGTGATCCTGCATCGCCACTACGGACTGCTGCAAAGCGGATGCGTGCATGTCGAGAAGCGCTTGACCGACTTCCGGCGCCACGCGCGCGCCAGCCAGGATGTCGTTAAACTTGCCAATCTGCTCGGACTCAACCTTGATGCCATCCGGGGTTTTCCACTCAGGATAGATGATCGGATCAAGAGTAGCAGCTTCAACCGCTGCGGGTTCCTGGGGCTTATCAGTTGCCTCGGCAGATTTATCTTCGGCCTTGGTCGCAACTTCGACAGCCGGATCAGCCTCAACCTTTTCAGGTTCAGTAGGCGCATCAACGACAACTTCAGCGGCCACAGGCTCGACTACGGGCGCCACATCACCAGGCGATAAAGCTTCGCCCAGCATGGTGGGCGTATCGGTATGCGCGACGATAGGCTCGACAGCGGGCGCTGTCAGCTCGACAATCTCATCCGGCTGCTGGATAGCCTCAGACATCAATCACCTTTCTTGCGGCGCGGAGGTTGCGGCTTGGCGAAAGCCGGATCACACTCATCGTGCATTTTGCCAACGCCATCGCGGCTGATACGAAAGAGCGAGCGATAAAGCCGTTGCGCCGTATCGCGCTCGCCAGCGTGATACCAAGTCGCTTCCGGCTGCGGATTGCCGCTAGGGCCGCACGCAAATCGCTCCTCAAACACCCGGCATGACTGGAGGAAAGCCCAGATTTCACGGCGTCCGACTGGACTAGCCAGAACCGCAGTCCAGAACTCATCGCCTTCACGGATTTCTCGCTTGCGGCGGCTTTCGCGCTCTTGCGCGGCAGCCGGATCAGCGACGCTAATAGTCCCATCATCCGGCTCGTTATCTTCAGCAGGGATAAGGATGCCATCATCATTCATGCGGCAAACTGTGAGTGCGGCGACATGACCTGCATCGGACGTCCCTGAGTGCGGATATCCTTAAAGGCTTCCGGCAGGATGATGCCACGCTTGCCCGTTGCCTTGTCGCGCAACTCCTCGGCAGCCTTGAGGCCGGCCAGAAGGTTTTCGCCCAGTTTGGTGAA